TAATACTCTCTAATACTCTCTAATACTCTCTAATACTCTCTAATACCCTTAGTAATACTAAGAGTATTATATAGTATTAGAAAGACAAAGATCAAGAGGTGTCTATGAATATTTTTGTCTATGACCCTGACCCCTATTTGTCATCCCTCTGGATAGACGACCGTAGACACAATAAGATGCTTTTAGAGACCGCTCAGCTTTTGTCCACCTGTGTTCGCTATCGTAAACCTCAGTGGTCCGGAGACAAAGATAAGTTGATGAAGATCGCTTATGTCAATCACCCTTGCAATCTCTGGGTTCGCTCCTCTTGGGCAAACTTTAGGTGGTTGCTTGAGTATATGGAGCATCTGTCATCCTCATGGGGTTCCGACCACGGTGCCAATAGGGTTCTAGAGCCTTGTCGTCAAGCAGCAGAAGAGTTTGGTCCTTTCGATGAACTCACTCCCTTCGCAAACTGTGCAAGGAACGTGTCACTAGGACTAGACTTTACACATCTTCCTGTTCACGAAGCATACCAACAGTATCACATAGCTCGTTGGTCTCGTGAACAACCCACATGGAAAAAGGGAGTTAAACCACCATGGTTAAACTAAACGGGTTCAAAGAGTTTACCCGAAGGGTCGAGGGTAAGGTCTCTGAGAACAAGGGCAGAGAGAGGATTGTCAGTGATAGGAGATACTGGCCCTTGTTTGAGGACACAGGTATACCCTTTGATAGATCAGCTGTACTGAGTCTTTATATCGGTCTTGCTGGTCCTTTAGGACTCCTCAGTGCTTTCAAGTGGGAGCTGACCCCAGAAGGACATAGTTACTGGGATGAAATCTATTGCGAAGGGGTGTCAGAGGACGTAAAGACAAAACTTCGGGAAATGTTGAGACAATACGAGGAGTGGGTTACCCATGGTTAAGCTAAACGGATTCAAAAACTTCATCAGAGGAGAAAACAGTGGCAAGTGTAGTGATGGTACGACGGAAAGCCTTGGGGAGGGATACCCTCCAGGGACTGAAGACAGTGCTTTCCGAGAACAATATCTCGACGAGTATCTGGAGGAACGACAGGCGTTTTCCCTTGGTCAACCCCTCGGCAGTGATCCGGTGGGGATGTACGTCTACCATTCCGGTGCCGAGGGAAGGTGTAGTTACTCTGCAATCAGTCGGAGATATTCATCGGGTCAACGACAAGAAAGCCTTTGCCATTCAGATGGCGAGGGAAGAGCCCGAAGTATCTCTTCCCGTATCCTCGACGATCCAAGAGATGTCTCTTCAGCTTCAACAGACCCCCGTTGTTGCTCGTCCTCGTCACCATTCTCAGGGAAGAAACCTTCGTGTTGTGGAGAGTTTGGACCAGTTTGCTGACGATTGGGAAGACTGGTATGCTCGTCCACTCGTAAACAAGGAGAACGAATACCGTGTGTACATTGTTTCTGGTGGAATTACGGGTGTCGTACGAAAGGTCCCCGACAACCCTGAGCATGTCGCTTGGAACCACTGCCAAGGCGGACACTTCGAGAATGTTCGCTGGGGAAGCTGGCCTCTCAAGGTCTGTGAAGCTGCGTTGCGTATCTTCAAGAGGACAGAGCTAGACTTCTCGGGTATCGACATCATGGAGGATACCGACGGAAACGCTTGGTTCCTTGAGGCCAACTCTGCTCCCACCATGCCTCCGAATTCTGATGGAAACCCATCGTACACCCAGAGGTGTTTTGGAAAAGCACTGTCCCATACTATCACCACAGGAGAACGCAGTATTGAAGGAAACACAAACAGAACATCCTGGAGAGACTACATCCACCCCGCTGTCCAAGGCTCGTAAGGATAAATACTGCTCCAAAGTCTTTGTCTATGGGACTCTGAAAGAAAACCACAGCAACAACAATATTCTTTCGAGAACATCGGAAAAACTTGGAGAGTGTGTAACAGAAGGTAAATTTGCTCTGGGTTCTGTAGGTTTTCCCTATGCATACCCAGAGGATGTTGTTCCTCGGGAGTACAAAAGGCTTTTGTATCCTATTCGAGGAGAACTTTGGCAAATCTACGACGACAAAACAGCGGACTCTTTAGACACTCTCGAAGGGTTTCCTGTTCACTATGATCGACGTCTTGTGCAGGTTTCCAGTGGAGATACTGCTTGGATGTACGTTCAGACAAGTTGGTACACAGCCGCAAGGTGTGATGCGTGTACCCTTAGAAAAGGAGCTTGGCAATGGCCATAGACAAAGAGAAATACAAAGGCGACAACGGAGTCTTCTACAAGGTCTCCGGTCGTCAATCCAAGATGACTATAGGGTTTGAATGGGAGATTCCTTTTCAACCCCGCGACCCGAGACCATTGGGAACTTTTCGTCTTTGTGAAGAAATGTTATCTGGTTTTCCGGGCCGAGTTTACTATGACTGCAGAGCCCTGGAGATAGCTTCACCTGTCTTTACAAACATCGCAGAGGCTCGTTCCTTCGCCAGCCACCTGAAAAAGGATGTAAGGAAAAGGATGAAAAGGTTTGTCCGTCTTCGTCCCCGAGGAGGTTCCCATGCAAATGGTATTCATGTCCATGTTACGGTGCCTTATTCCTCAGGTATTGTAAAAGAACGGGTTGAGTTGATTATGAATCGAGCCTCTTCCAAGGAGTTCATCTGGCGTGTTTCCGGTCGTTCTCCGGGAGCGGCGTACTCTAATCAAGCTGTATCAAACTGTTGGGACAAAGGCGGAACTCGTGGCAACAATATGGTACGTCTAAACGTTCAAAACGGTGTCAGAACTATTGAATACCGTTTGTTCAACTCACATGAGGATAGGCTTGAAATCGCTCTTGAGTTTTCTCACGCAATGACAAAATTCTCTCACCAGAGTCTACCCTCTGAGGTTGTTCCTACTATTCAGGATTTCAAGACCTGGGTAGAGAAACAACGCGGCTACACAACCCTTAAAAACTTCATGAAAGGAGAAAAGAAATGATCATCGTCAACGGTGTGGAGGTCTTCGAGGACCGCTATCTCCAACAACACACAACTTTGGATGGAGTTCCTATCGGCTTCGGACAGAGTTACTTCGTGTCTCCGCGTTTCTTTGAGAACTACTACGAGACCCATGGTGTTCAAATCCATACTTGGAGAGACCTTCGAGACTTCTTTGTAAAGTATCGCTCTCGTATGGCTTCGAGCACATACTACCTGGACTACGGGGATGAGCTTTCACGCTATTTCTCTGGTGTTCCCAACATCCTCTCTTTTCCCTCCAAGAGAGAAGTCGAGTCTTTGATCCCTCGTTTCGGAGACTTGGACGACCCTATCCATACAGAGCTTAAAGGTACGGACTTTAAGAACTATGTTCTTATCAATACTGAGCAATCTGAATTTCCACAACGAGTACCTTTCAAGAGTTTTAGTTCCACAGGTAAAACTGTCGTATACTTCCGTGAACTCAGTCCTTCACACTCTTGGGACACTATAAGGAATTACACCTGGAGACCGGAAACTTTTGACTTCCGAACCATGCCGAAGGAACAGACTCACACTTTCTTCGGAATGGAGCTTGAGGTTTCCACCAATCTTTCTCCTTCCGAGCTCCAGAAAATTGTCACAACTGTCGAACCTCGGCAAGAACGGTTCTTCTACATGAAGGACGATGTGTCTATTACCCGTAGTAAAAGACATAGTTACGAGATTGTGACAATTCCCATGTCTCCGAAGAAACAGAAACACGAATGGAAAACTCTGTTCAGGAAGTTGGAGTTTCTCTGCAAGGAGAAAGGTATCGAACTTTTCGAGGTGTTTGACCTTAACGAAAACACTAGCAATGGTCTTCACATTCATGTCAGCAAGGAGAGCTTTATCGAAACTCCTCAACAGTTTCATCTTCGAAAGTTTTTCACCGCTTGGAACCAAAGTCAACCAAGCTACTTGCGTTGGCTGCAGGCTGTTGCTCGTAGACCTTCTCCTCTTTCGGGTCATAGCTATTGTAGGCCGCATCCCGCTCTCGAAGGAAAAACTCTTCCTCGTCGTATGAGAGAGACAGGAACCTGTCGCAGAGAGTTCCATCACTCCCTTTGCCACGAAACCAGGGATACTCTGGAAGTTCGGGTTTTTCAGGGTATTCCTGACATCAACCATATTCTCACCTGTATCGAAATGGTGGAGGCTTTCATTGAGTTTTCTCGTGAAATGCCTTATTCCGCCATCCGTATGGGCTTCGAGAATTGCTTCACGCAATGGGTTCTGAAACGTCCTGTTGGCTACCGTAACCTGAAGGAGACTCTTCAATGTGCCTAATTTATCAAAGGAACGGCGGAAAGGTTCTCGACAAGAGTGCTTTTGAAACCGCTGTTATGAACAATCCTCACGGTTGGGGTCTGAGTATCCCCAATGGAAGTGGTCTTCTCACTGTGCACAAAAGCCTTGAAACAGACACAGAGGACCTCTATGATCTTATCCACGGGGAATACGCCGACGATGACATCATGCTTCACCTTCGGTATACTACCGCTGGAGAGACAAGCATGAGGAACGCTCATCCCTTTCCTGTTCTTGAGTATGATTCCGATGGTGTCGATCTGCGGATGTGTCACAACGGTACTCTCTTCAAGTACAAACCTACACCAAAGTCCGATAATTCTTGGGAGTCCGACACAAGAGTTTTTGTCCGTAAGTTTGTACGGCCTTTGGCAAAAAGGTTTATCCACCAGTACAAACGAGACCAACTCCACGAAGGGCACGTACTCAACGACGAGTTCTTTTATGATCTGTTGTACAAAGAGCTCTCCGCTCAGTCTGTCTTAGCTTTCTTTGACGGCTTCGGAAATGCTCTTCAGGTGAACGGCACTGGTAACGGAGGCAAGTACGAAGAGGACTTGTGGGTAAGCAATACCTACTCTTTCGACACGGAGCACCGCAAGCCAAAAAAGACTTCTGGAGGGATGGTGACCAATGGTTCAACTGGTTCTATGGTCTCGACCAAGGAAACGCATTCCTCCACTAACACACAGAAGTTCACGGAGAAACACGAGATTGATGAAGAAGACCTGTTCACCATGAGTGACTTCACCATTGAGCTTCTGGTTGACGAGGAACCAGAGGATGCCGAGGCTCTTATCAAGGAGCTGCTTTACCTATACAAGAAGAACAAGGACAAAGCAGAGTCTCTCGAAAAGGAGCTTAGTCGCGTGAAACAGAAACACGAAAAAGCCAGCAAACATACCGAGGAGGTGAAGAAGAATGACAAAGTTGCTTGACTACGGAGGTTTCTTTAAGGACTCTCTAGAAGAGGACACGGGCCTTAGTGTAACCTCTGACCTTCCGTATCTTCGTTACACCGGACCTCACTACGTGTTTCTCTGGGACGAGAATCGAGATCACAAAAACCATGACAAGGTCTTTGGCAGTTTCTCAAAGTATAACAGGGTTAGTGTTGCCTCCTATACTACCGACTCCTATCTTCCCTTCAGGAACAAGACGAATGGCGGGGAAATCAACCACTTTCTGCCTCACGGTATTCACTGGCCTAGCATTGTGAAAGGCTCTGAGAACCTGAGCAAAGAGAACCCTCTTCCTCTCGTCGGCTGTCTCCTTGAGGTCAGTATCTCTGCTCTTCAAAGGCTCGATGCGTATTATTCTAACAGTATTCTGACTCTTCGCCAGAAAATCTCTGTCAAGAGCTCGGGAAAAGAATACAAAGCATGGAGCTACTTCACCCCTATCCACAGTCTTTGCAAGTACGATCCTCACGAAAGGAAGTACTCTATGGGTTCTGGAGTAGAAATTGCTCCCTGTAAAAAGGTTGGAGGAGCAGGAGCACAAAGATTTGTAGGAGGTGCTTGATGTATATTGGTATAGTAGATGATGCAAGGGCTACAGGACCTGTGGACTCTCTGGCTGAGGTGGTGTATCAAACAGAGGCGAGAGCCTCTCCAGGTTCTTTCTGTGTTATCGAAGAGGTTGTACAAGACTCTCTCGGCCAGTACCAAAGACTTGGAACAATCAGAGAATGGACAAATGAAGTATACGCGGGAGACTAAGGGAAAAGACGGAAAGAAAAGATGGGTGTTTCTTCCTCCTGAGGAAGCCCTAAAGGCCGGAGTAGTTAAGAGACAGACATTCGCAGACGGTCGTACAGCAAGATTCGAAATACCCAAGTTGATCGAAAAGGTCGAAAAGTTTAGAAGGGGTGAAATCTTTGCTGGTAGTGTCACTCGATCCTCTAGGTTGTCCCAGTTAGCATCTGCCTATCTCAACTCTGACCATTTTTTAAGCCTTCAACCTTCCTCTCAAAAGTCAGCGGAAAGAGAGATCAGAAGGCTTCTGAGTTTAGAGTTCGGAGCGAAACGCATAGGAGATATCAAGCTCAAGGACATCGACACCAAGCTTTGCCAAAAGCTTTACCATAGGATTGAATCCCACAGCAGTCTTTGTAATTCTTTGCAAACTGTTCTGAAACACGGCGAAGCCATCGGAGTGCTCGCAAGAAATCCATTTGTCTTCGTAGAGAAAAAGGAGAAACCAAAACCCAAGAAAGTCAGATGGACCGAGGAGCAGGTCCAGGAGTTCCTCGATGCTGCTTACTCAAGGTTCGAAGGAAGGAACATTGGTCTTTTAGCTCACATGGTCTACGAGTGGTCTCAGAGGCCAGTTGACATACGAAACCTGACATGGGATAATTTCGATTTTATCGAACAGAAGGTAACTATCCCTCGGGATAACCCTGTGGCTCTTGACCTAGAGGAACCCCTGCTATCCTTGCTGGCAGAACAGAAACAGGATTGGGACTTTCAGGATTACGTGGTGCCACACCACAAACCAAACGGTGTGGTGTACAAAAAGATACATCACACTAGTATGTTTCAGACAGTTAAGAAAACCACGAGTCTTCCAAAGGAGCTCAACCTAACAAATCTTTACACCACGTCTGTCGAGCAGTTGGCAAACTCTGGAGCAGACTTTTTGACTGTCATGCGTATCACTGGTTTCAAATCTTTGCATACCCTTAGCAGATACGTTGATCTAGAAGGGGAAGGAGAAAAACGATGAGTGATCTGAGAGACAAATCTAAGTCAAAAACTCTTGAGGTCGAGAACAAGCGGCTTCGAGATGCGTTGGAATGGATTGCAGAAGTGGAGCAAGCCCGTGCCGTCCTTGACGAACAGGAGAACAACCAATGACCTATATTGCATGCCCATTTTGTGGTGGGGGTGTTCCGGGTGTGCCTTGTAAGTGCACAACATCACTTAGGCCGTTTGACGTTCCTTTCAGCCCGATGCCAGTGCCGTCGGTTGAAACGCCTCCGACGCCGCGCGAAAATGAGTTGCTAAAACGCATCAAAGCCCTTGAGGCGAAATGCTTGGCGCGGGCAATCAAACACAGGCGGTCTCCACCCTCGCCGCCCAAGCCGAAAAGGAGGCCGCCGTAGTTAGCGAAGCTAACGCTGCTATGGCTGCGGAGCGGGAGGCATGTGCGGAGGCAGTTTGGCAAGAATGCTATCCGTCGACTAATCAAGGGTATTTGACCGCGAGGCAGTTAACAGAGGCCGATACTACGGAAGATGCAGTATCAGCCATCCGCGCCCGCTCTGACTCCGACGCCCTCAAAGCCTACCGCCGACAGATTCAGGCTGAGGCGCTGAGGGAGGCGGCGGAACTGGCGTTCAACATGACGGAAAGCAGAGCCGTCCTCGCCCTCATCCCCGACACAGACGAGGTAGACGAATGCCCGTGATTGCTCTGGTGAACTTTTCGGCAACCCTAATCTTCCTACCCTTATGGCTGCTCGCAATGCTGGTCTCGTTAGCGATTAGAGGTCGGGCTAAGACTGCTTGGACATTCTGCGGCGTGATTCTTCCGAAGGCCCACGACACAGATGAGGGGGACAAGTGACCCCGCCCCGCCTCACCCTTGGCCGCTGGACCGCGCTGATGGCGCTCAAGGACCAGCCCGAGCTACAGCACCGCCCGTTTGCCGCGCGCGAGTTGAAGGTCATGCACCGGGGCGGAAATCGCCGCCCGGCATCCGGGGCCACGCTGGACGCCCTGCGCAGCGCCGGATGGGCCGAGAAGGTCGCTACCCGATCCGCCTTCAACGACCCGCCCTCTCATAACAGGAGAAAGACGATGAGTGATACGCCATGGAAAGACCGACCTGACAGCCTGACCTCTAAGATTGAATCTGATTTTGATACTCCGGGGTTCTACGAAAGATACGCCGAAGCGCAAGAATTGGTGGGCAACAGGAACTCCAAGGCCTCACTTGTCGCGCTTGTGGCGTATCTTCTCAAGGGGAAGGGAAAAGACGGTGAGTGATACGCCGGAACGGATTTGGGCTAGGTATTCAAAGGGGACTTCACCCTACAATGGTGAGAGGGGCTTGATTGTGGACAACAAGCTGGGGCCAAACTTGCGCGAGTATGTCCCCACCGACCTAGTGCAATCCCATATCGACGCCGCCGTGGCTGCGGCCTATGAGGATGCGGCGAAGCTTGTCGAGACTTTCGGGATACCTCGGGATGAGTTTGATGCTCACAATGGGAACCCGCGCCCCTCTTTATCCCAAGCCATTCGCGCCCGCGCCGCACTCAAAGGAAAGGGGAACCAATGACTGACTACACAAACATAACGCTGGACGTTGATGAAATGGGCATCTGGTTGATTGATGAGGATGAAGACGGTATGGTGTATCAGATGGGTCATATCTCTTGGAAGGAGATTACCCGAGGTGTTCAACAGGCACTTCTACAAGAGCAGTTCCTAATTGCTTTGCAGAAGATGGGCCAGGAGTTTGACAATGAGTAAAAGACGTTAGTCTCGGTAGGAACGGAAGGAAGTGACTCGACAACATGGGGCGCGTCATGTATAAAACGCGCAGCCGCTTTCTGGTGGTGTCACCGTGGGTCTGCCTTAACGCGGTCCCTACTTGCAAGACGGTGGCACCTCCTGAGCGCGGCGCTTAGTCTGTAGGTTTGGTCAGCCCAGAATGACTGCGTTTCGAGAATACTCGATTTCGCGCTCAACGTAGCAGGACACTGCCGAAGAGTGTGTCCGTTGCGCCATGCGCCAGCCGGGGGACGAAACGCCCCGGAACCTTAATACCAGTGGGCGAGATGTGTCTGCTCCTTCTCCCTACTTACTCAACTTACCTAAAGGTGTTTGCGAATGGATGACCCTGAGAAAACCCACGAAACTTGTCCTGATTGCGGAGGAAGAGATTGCCTCACCGTGTGGCCCAATGGAAACACCTATTGCCACCAGTGTCCACCCGGTAACCAGATGAAAGTAAATCATACTCCTGAGCCACCTTCCAATCTACACACTGTGGGTTACCGGGGTATCGAAGAGGACGTGGCCAAGTTCTACGGAATTGCAACCTCGTTCAACGACAACGGAAAGGCTGTCTCTAGGATTTATCCTTACCCTCACAAGGACAAGGTAAGAATTCTTCCCAAAGACTTCACCCGTAACAAGGGTTTCACCACAGATCATCTCTTTGGTATGGACAAGTTCAATGCCGGCAGTTCCAAAGTTCTTACGATTGTTGAGGGGGAGGACGATGCAGCAGCTGCCTACCAGATGTTGGGTTGTACCTTTCCCGTTGTCTCTCTTCCCGGAGCAAAGACTGTCCGCAAGGTTCTTCAAAATCCGAAAGCCTACTCCTTCATTAAGTCTCACCAGTCCATTGTCATTGCGACTGACAGTGATGAGGTAGGGGAAGAGGCTGCCGAGGCTCTGCAAAGAAGTTTTCCCGGTCGTTGTTACCGGGTGAATATGTCCAAGTACAAGGACGCCTGCGAGTACCTTGAGAAAGGAGCCACGAACGACTTCAAGTACTCTTGGATCAATCGCACAAAGTATGTTCCTGACAATATCTTCTGCACCACCGAGCAGTTCGAGAAGATTATTCGAGACGATCAGGGCTCTATGTATATTCCCACGGGAATCTCTGACTTTGATGAGGCTGCTCTGGGTTTGATGCAGGGTCACTTCACACTGTTTCAAGCCCCAGAAGGAATCGGTAAACAACTGCCAGATACCACACCTATTCCTACTCCCTCAGGGTTTAAACCTATGGGGGACATTAAGGTTGGAGATACTATCTTTGGTGCTGATGGTAAAACTACTCGTGTTACTTACGTGACACCTACTCAGCACGACATCCCTTGTTATCGTGTGGAGTTTTCCGATGGAACTTCACAAGTTGCTGGCGGCCCTCATCGTTGGGGTGTATACACAGCAGACAATGTCTACAAGGTAAAGACAACAGAGGAAATCCTGTCTGAGGGTGTTACCCGTGGTGAAGGGGTGGCTCTGTACTCTGTTCCGATTACTAAACCTGTAGAGTATCCTGAGTCTAACCTAGAGGTAGACCCGTATACTCTCGGTATGTGGCTTGGCGATGGTCATTCGGATACCGACCAGTCTGGTCGAAAGGAGGAAAAGAAAACCAGCATTGAATACTGGACCGAAGACCTTGTGCTTGAGAGTATTCGTTCTCTTGGTCTTGTAGGTAACAAGCATATTCCTGACGAATATTTGTTTGCTTCAGTTGAGCAGAGAAGCGCTCTCCTTCAAGGTCTGATGGATTCGGATGGGTCTACTACTGGTGTTGGCTGCGAGTTCTATACCAGTAAGATCTCTATGGCAGAAGACTTTCTAAAACTGGCGAGAAGTCTTGGATATAAGTGCCGTATTCGAGTAAAAGAACTAAAAGTTTACGGAGTACCGAAAGGAACTTGCTATACAGTTTGGTTTCTCGCTCACGGAGAAAGACCTGTGTTCAGGTATAAGAGGAAACAAGAGAAGGTTAAGTATTGCAGTACTTTCAGGGCTACTCGAAAGACTATTAGAAATATCGTGCCTGTAGGGAGTGTACCCAGTCGTTGTCTAACTGTAGACAATAGTGATCATCTGTACCTTTGCGGAGAGCATTATACGGTAACTCATAATACAGAGCTAATGCGGATGCTCGAAGCAAATCTCCTGAAAAACCACCCGACTGTACCTTTTGCTTCCATGCACATGGAGGAGACGAAGAAACGTGGTCTTCTGGGATTGGCTTCGTACATGCTTGAGAAGGACGTAACACTCCAAGATACCGAGAATACTACTAACGCAGATGGCGATGAGGAGATTGTATACCTACCCTCTTACAAAGGAACACCAGAGGAAGAGGTGCTTGACGCGATTCGTAGTTTCACTGAGAGAGAAAACTTCTACCAGTTTACTCTAAGTGTTGACGATGATCCCATGTCTATACTTGAGCAAATTAGGTATTTCTCAGAGGTATGTGGGTGTAAGTACGTTTTCTTTGAACCTATTCAAGACTTGGGGTACTCAAGACAGACAGATGCAACCCTTGAGTCATGGCTTAGTGAGCTTGCCACCAAGCTTGCACGACTAGCATCTGAGCTTGGTATCGGTATTGTCTCTATTGCTCACGAGAACGACGATGGCCAGATCAGGGATTGTCGTATGCTGGGTAAGCGAGCTAGTGTTGTTGTTAAGTTGGAGAGGGATAAGGACTCGACAGATACCAACATTTCCAACACCACTTCTCTGAAACTCCTCAAGAATCGTCCTGTTGGTCCCACAACCTTTGCAGGTATGTTGGAGTTTGATCCCGACAGCTTTACTCTCAGTGAAAAGACTTTTTAATTGACCAAGGAGAAACGGTTTGACTAAAAGAACAGTATACGTTGTCCAATGGAATTTAGGTGGACTGACAGGACTACTTAAAATGCTTTGGGATTATGAACTTGAATGTTACGTTTCGGTTTGCGGTGATTTTGATTATGATCCAGAAGACGCGATCAACGATGGTATTTGGAGAATAGCTTTTGACAAAAAGAGAGATGCAGAAAACTTCTATGAAGGTTGTAAGTTCACGTGCCAGTGGTTTCGGGAAAGAATGGACGTAGGAGAATAAAATGAAAGTTGGAACTCTGAAAGAACTGAACGTCAAGCCGGGGGATGTGGTGGAGTGTGTCTGGCCTGACGATAGCACGTATAAACACACCATATCCGAATTTAAGAAAGGTCGTTTGTGGTCAAAAACAACAGGGTGGAGTCTTGGCGATGCTATCCCGTGGCGCATCGTCTCCCGCGCATCCGACACCCCGAAAATATGGCGCGACATGACCGACGAGGAAAAGGGCGCGCTGTTGCTGGCGCACCATGAGGGAAAGGTTATTGAGTTATACAACACTTTTGGTTTGGCGCGATGGGTCGACTGCGCTTATCTAGAAGACTACTGGAATGAAGATATTGCCTACCGCGTCAAGCCAAAGCAGGTGCGGGGAGTTGTAAAATTGTATTGGTTTGATGGATCATGAGCGATTGACACGCAGGAATTTAACCACACACCGCATCACCTTCGAAACCGTAGACGGCAAGCCCGATTGCAGCACGATCAGGATGAAAGCTTTGAGGTAATTATGTGTGGAAAGGAGGGCTGAAAATTAAAACAGTTGTTTTTGATATAGAGGCCGATAGTCTCACCTCAATCAACAACCTTTGGTGTATCGTTTGCAAGGACGTAGACGAGAAGGAACAAAGATGGTGGACCTGTAAGACAGGCTACGAAGAGTTCCTTGAGTACGCCAAGAGTGTGGACCGTTGGGTAGCTCACAATGGTATCTCATACGATAGGAGGGTTCTGAACGATTGGTTTGGTTACGATGTTATTCCTCTAGAAAAACTCGTGGACACTTTTGTAGTATCAAGGTTGATAAACTACAGTAACTACAAAGGACACGGTCTTGACGAGATCGGTAAGTCACTGGGAAAACCCAAGACATACTTCAAGAAATTCTCGGAGTATTCCGAGGAAATGCTTGAGTACTGTAAGGACGACGTTGACCTAGGGGAACGTATCTTTAATCTTTACCGAAGGTTTATTGATGACCCCTCTTGGGAAAAGTCTCTCGCCTGTGAACACAAGATGGCTTTCCTCTGTGAACAGATGCACTGGAACGGCTTTAAGTTTGACATCGAGAGAGCTCGAAGAGTTCTTCCTGAGATTCAACACCGAATGATGGAACTAGAGGCAGAGTTTCAAGACATTTGGCCTCCCAAACTCGTGGAAGTCAACCGTGTTCAATACAAAACGAAAGGAGACGGCACTCTTTATAGGACAGTTACGAAAGCTCGGGAGAATTACCCTAAGACCGAGGTGGACTCAGAGGCAAATGAATTGGTGTGCTACGATTATCGGTCTTTCAATCCGGCCTCTACTCCAGATCGAATAGAAAAACTCTGGGAAGCTGGTTGGAAACCCACTGAGAAGACAAAGACTCACTTCAAGTTTCTTACCAGAGCCAAACCCGGAGAAAAATGGGGTAAGACTGTTCTTGATAAAGAAGCTTTCGAGAAGAAAAAGAGAGACTTTGAGTACTCGGGGTGGACAGTCAGTGAAGAGAACCTTCAGACTCTTCCACAGGACGCTCCTGAGGGGGCTTTCAAGCTCGCTGAGTGGCTCACCCTTCAGGGACGAATGGCGGCTCTGAGAGAGCGTATCAAAGAGTGTGAGAGTGACGGACGTATTCGCACCAAGTTTTGGCATATCGGTGCTTGGACACACCGCATGTCTCACTCGAATCCAAACTTGGCGAACATTTCGTCCCCATTCCATGGTGAACCTCGTAATGCTGTCGAAGAGGTGAAGAAGAAATACGATACGTCTTTCCGGGAGATGTTTACTGTCGATGACGGTGGGTATCTCGTGGGCACAGACGCTGAGTCCATTCAGCTTCGTATTCTCTCTCACTACTTGAAGAACGAGGAGTATGTCCACGCTATTACTTCTGGTAGAAAGGAGGACAAAACTGATATTCACAACGTAAACCTAAAGGCTCTTGGCCTTGAGCACCTCACAAGGGATGACGCAAAGACTTTTAACCTCTAATCAGAAGTCTATAAACTCGGTGAACTCAGAGGAAGCCTAAGTGAAACCATAGGGTAATTCTGAGCCAAGTCTTTAATCGATTGCTAAACATTTAAAAGAATGCTATACTTACCTCTCTTTAAGGAGACTTAAAATGTATAGCACAACAATAAAAACCTGGACTAGTTGTCCTGAGGATTGGCCTCAAAAGAGGTTCAAAGAAAAATCTTGTAAAAACTGTGGTAAAGTCTATAAACCAAATAGTCCATGCAACCTCTATTGCTCTGAAGAATGCTCTAAAAAGGGGAAAGCCTCTGCATACCTAAAGAGATCATACAACATTTCTCTAAGGGATTATGAAAAAATGCTCAAAGAGCAGAAGAGTCTTTGTGCAATTTGTAAAACAGAGGGATGGACTATGGCGGAACACCATAATTTGAAACTTGTAGTCGATCACTGTCATACTACAGGTATTGTACGAGGTCTTCTTTGTCACAATTGCAACAGAGCCCTAGGGCTACTTCAGGACTCACAAGAAAACTTGGAAAACGCAATTGATTACTTGAAAGGTGCAACGACCATCCCGGAAGGGAGTACACTCAAGCGAGTGGAAGCGCCGAGCACTGACGAAAGTCAGTGATGATATGGTCTGCTCTATATGGAAACATATAGCTGGGTCTGTCCCGGTCTGATCGTAGCGAAATCAGATGAACTTATAGGTGTATATGCCTGGCTCCTAGGGGCAGGAACTTCAAAAGTCTCTAGGATTCTCAGGTGTTCCAGTGCTCAAGCTAAGCAAGCTGTGGAGTCTTTTATTCAGTCAACCAAAGGTCTCTCTGAGCTTAGACATGGACGTATCAGGAGAGACGCTAGGAGAGGATACTTTGAGGGTCTTGATGGCAGAAAAGTTATCAACTCCGAGGAATACCTTATGCTTGCAGGGTATCTGCAGGCTGGGGAAGCAGTGGCAATGAAGCACGCCAACATCCTTTGGGATCACTGGGCAAGAGAGGAGAAAATCAACTTCAGGCAAACAAACTTGGTACACGATGAATTTCAGGTAGAAGTCAACGACTCTTTGGATGCAGCAGAAAGACTAGGGGAGCTACAGTGTATGGCGTTGACAAAGACCGGGGAGAGCTTGGGGCTTTTTTGCCCCCTTTCCGGGGAGACACAAATCGGAAAATCTTGGTTGGACACTCACTAAGGAGGTAGCGTGAGACTTACAAACCTGACAGGCGATGAGAGAGAGAGATTAAAGAACCTGCAGTTTAAGACCTTGGAAGCCGAGGGATATTTCTTTCCTACCGGTAGTCGAGAAATTGGAGGATGGAATCGGTCTTCTGACTTTGACTTTGTTATCTCATGGGGAGATTACAATGTTGACTTGAGATTTTATCTACGGACCCAAGGCTTCTCTTCTTCCACCTTTTCTATCGAAGGGTCCTACCGCTTGGGCAACCTGAACATAATCGTAACAGACCAGCCTAAACAGTGGGAAAAGGCGACTAAGCTGGCAAAGGCTCTAAGACTTAGGGAGAAAGAAAGTCGAATCAATCTCTTTGAGAACGTTCTAAACGGGAGACCTATTCAAATCGTTGAAAGACAAGTGGGTGAGCTTCCATGGTAGCTCTTACAGGGTATAAAAACTTCATCCGAAGGGTAGAGCAAAAAGAACCACAACAGGACCAAGGGCAGGAGCCTTCTTATACCTACCAAGCAGCACTTTCTGATGAAGAGGTGACTGAACTGCTTGACGAGCTTTTCGAAGAACTGCTATAATTTCACTTCCAGTATTAAAGGAGACACACAAGTATGGCTAGCGAAACAATCTACCTCAAAGGAAAAGGCAAGTGGGCCAAACTCTTTGAGCAAAACAAAGACAACAACGAAGATTTTCACGGGCCGGGTGGTGCCTATACTCTAGTCCTCTACCTTGACAAGGAGGAGTTGGATAAATTTGCCGCCACTGGGTCCCGTGTTTCTCCGAAGACAGACGAAGATGGAGTGTTCCTGCGGCTCAAGCGTAAGCACAATCACCCGAGCATCGAGGCCCTTGGAGGTCCTCCTCAGGTGGTAGATGCAGACAAAAACGCTTGGGACCCTGGTGTTCCTATCGGTAACGGGAGTGAGCTCGAAGTTGCTGTCACTGTCTACGATACCCGGATGGGCAAAGGTACTCGCCTTGAGGGTGTTCGTGTGCTTGAGCACGTTGAGCTTCCTCCCCTGGAGAACGGAGAGGGAAGTCCTCGGCTTCCGTTTTAACCAATGAAAGTTATACTGGACCTTGAAACGGAGAATATGGCCATGGGTCTTACCACGGTATTGCAGACAATGGCACAGAGACCGGATCAGAAAATCGGTAAGGAGAATGCCATCGAAGTAAACGTAGGTGGTAAGACCTACTCCGTTATCCGTAATCTTAATAGTTACACGATAAGGTGAGCGATGAACATACTTCTTGAGCTACAACCAGACCAAGAGGACAAAATCACAAAAGAGGCTTTGCTTCGGGCTATGTCCACCTTGGAGAACAGCGGCACAGAACTTGATATCGACACTTACGATGCTTTGTCTCAGTCTTTGGCCTACTTCTCCACACCGGAAGAACTCAAAAGACTTTCTAACCGTACTGTTCCGAAGCGTTGGAATGAGATTGTTGTAAATGCCAGAGCTTAGTACTCTCGTTGATGACATCTATGAGGTGATCGAGGGCAAAGGTGGTTGGGATAGTGACATCACAGAGTACCTCTCTGAGACTATCTCAACCGTAGCCTCGGAGCGTTTCTCGGAGCAGCAGGAGGCTAGGAGCAGTCTTAGTCTCTCTGCTCTTGGAAATCCCTGTGAAAGGGAGTTGTGGCTAAAGGTAAACAAACCTGAGCTGTCAGCACCTCTCAAGGCCGAGGCCCTTGGTACTTTCTTCTACGGAGACCTTCTTGAAGCTTTTGTCATTGCTCTCGCCAAGGCGGCTGGACATGATGTTCAAGGTGAGCAGGACGTTATGTACGCTAACGGCATCAAAGGACACCGTGACTGCGTAATTGACGGGGTGACAGTTGACGTTAAGTCGGCTTCTAGTTACAGCTTCACCAAGTTTGAAAAGGGAGAACTCAGGGAAAACGATCCCTTTGGATACATCAGCCAGCTCTCTTCTTATGTCTATGCAGGACAGGAAGACCCTCTGGTTACCGACAAAACCAAAGGAGCTTTCCTTGTCGTAAAGAAAGATCGTTTCAAACTCTGTCTGGACGAATACGACTTTACAGAAGAGTTGAAGACGAAGGAACAAGAGGTTCAATCCAAG